CTTGGCGACTTTTTAAGTTTCGATTATGTAGGTGCCACAGACAATATTAAAGTTGCCTACACCATAGCCGCCATCGAAACTTTGATTGAGTTTTCAGTAGATCTCTCGTCCGAGGAGGAAAGGTGTTTACGAGTTTTATGTGAGATAAAGTTAGGAGAACGCCAGTCAGGCAGATCCGACACGATTGATCGCGTAGAGCATGATGTTTTTCAGAGAGGGCAGCCTATGGGAAGTGCGATGAGCTTCCCTCTGCTCTGTCTGATTAACAAGGCTGTAGTTGACCTTTCGCTCGCGGACCTATTGGAAACAAAGAAAATTGGATGGACTGAGTTCGTCCAGCATCGTTGTCTCATCAACGGCGATGATCTTCTCTTGAGGGAGCCCAAAGTGGGATCCGATATCCTGAAACAGGCCGTCATACGCAATGGCGGGGAAGTAGGGCTTATCGTCAATGAGGACAAGAGTGGGGTCTCCGCAGTCCATGCGGAGATTAATTCCACCATGTTCGAACGTTCCATGGCGGGGTGGGAGAAGAAAAAGAAAACAAACGGAAATTCTCTGTATATGTCACCTGATGTCCAGGATGTCCTCGGAGTTGCCTTCGATGGTACACGGACAAAGGAAGGTTTCATACGAGTTGTACGCGCAAATGCGAAGCTTTTGGCTGAGCAGGAAGATAAGCTTCTCTGGAAGCTACCCTTCTCGTACCAGGCCGCAGCGAGAAAAGACAAAAAGATAAAGAAATCGCTGTTAGTGAGCCCTCCTGCCTCGCAGGATGACCAATGGAATCTGTTCCCGGTCGTATCGGCCCCAGAGGGCTATGAAATGACCCATGAAGAAACCAAGGAAATCCTGATCTCGGAGGTAGACAGAGTCCGAAAAAACGCGATCGAACTCCAGAAGGCGAAAGCAATGAAAGCCTTCTGCCAGCGGAAGGGGGTTACTGATACGTGGGCCCAGTTTACCTTCGGGCCACGTAAGGTAAAAAAGCCAATCCCCCACGGAAAGAGTTGGCGGTCGCTACTAAAAAAAAGAAAGGGTCCTGTCGAGGAAAAAGTCGTTCGATGCCTCGCAGAGGCCTACCTAAAAAAGAAGAAAGAAAGGCTGGTGAGAGAAGAGGTCGAGACAACCTCTGCCGCGGGTATGTTCGATTTGTTTCACGACATTTCGTTGTACCCCAGTGCAATTCAATATTTAACTGAACTCATCAGGGTGGATACACCAAAATCTTGTCTGGAGCGAAAATCCCCCG